ATGTTTACAAATCAGGATCAACAGTCCTTGATATACAAGGATCCCAAGGTCAATTATTTTCCGTAGTAGATTCTCTAACAGGCTCTCTAATGTCGGTTAATGACGTATCAGGATTACCAATCCTTGAAGTATTCTCTGACGACAGAGTCGTAATGGGTACCTACGGTAATCCGGCTTTAATAATCTCAGGTTCGGTGGCTAATGTAACAGGATCTCTCGTTACCCAAGGTCAAACAATTGATCCGGCTTTAATTTGGTTTATGTCTTAATATTTATAATATATAACAATGGGTAAACTAGGTTTAAATAGTGGTTACATAGGTTCTGATCAAAGAACAACTACAAATGGTGTGGTTGGTTATGATAAGTATTATTTAGAGAGAAAAGATGGGAGATTTTATCCTGTGTTAGAGGGAGATCCTGATGCACAATTATTTTTTAACAGAGTAATTGCAGCAGGTGGTGCACTATCAGATACAGAACAATTTGCAGTTACTCAACTTGTACGTGCTTTAAAATCATACGGTATTTGGACACTTATGAAAGCAATTTATCCAATGGTAGGGGCAAGTGCAGCAGCGTGTGCGCAGAACTTGAAAAGTAGTAGTTTCACGGGTACATTTAGTGGTGGTTGGGCTTATGCAAGTACGGGTATTACTAGTAATGGCACGAACGCTTTTATGGATACGGGCTTAAATTTAAATATTATGAATTCTATTAATAATATTAGTTATGGTTATTATTGTAGAACAAATAATTTATCTCTTGGTTCATTTGGTTGGGGTGTTCCAAATAATATCAATAATGAATTTTGGATTAGATATACTGATAGTAAAAAATACGGATACCTGTTTGATTCAGGTAATGACGGAGGGGCTGTATCCAATTGTCGAGGATGGAATGTAATGTCAAGAATTGCATCAACGACTAAATACATACAAATAAACTCAACTATAGATACATACGCAAGTGTTTCAAGCGGTACATTAATCTCACGAAATTTTATTTTTGCTCAAGGTTCACAAGGATTTGAAGCTAGAGAAAATGCGTTAGGGTTTATAGGAGATGGAATAACATTTAGTGAAATGAGTAACTTGTATACAGCAGTTCAAGCCTTTCAAACCTCTTTAAGTCGAGCAATATAATGATAGGATATATTTTAACCACTGAGCAGTATGAAATAATTCAAGGCAAAGAATTTGCATCTTTTGAGCAATTTAATTGCGTTCAAGATATAAATGATATGTGGTTTAATTTCGTTAGCGACCAACAGATACCCGAAATAGAAGCATCTCAATACGCTTGGGTTCTTAACTTACCACAAGGTGAATACATACCCCCTTTACCACCCCCATTTCCATTCTAAATTATGCCAAATACATATAAAAATACAGGACTAAATCTCCAAGCAGCTATCTCAGGATCAGCATTTACAGGTTCATATGCTGCCTCAGGATCACTACTAACCTGTCCTACCTCCTCAACCATCATAGTAAAAAGCTGTCAAATAGCTAATAACTCTGTTACCCAAGGTTATACAGTAAATACCACAGTAAACCTGATCAAATCAGGATCAACGGCTACCCATAATCTAATTACTTTTGGTGCTATCCCGGCATACGCATCCTTAAATGTTATTGCGGATAACTTGGTTTTAGAGCAAGGGGATAGTATATTTGTGTTCTTAACTGGTTCCAATCCTTTAACAGGGATCTTTACAGGCAGTTTATCTGCGGTAGCCAGTTATATGCAGATTACTTAAAACCAATAAAATAGAATAAAAAATTATGGAACAATTACAAGACTACGAAAACAGAGAATTTATGATCTTCTCAGTAACTGAACTAGACCAAATTGACTTTACTCAAGTATGTGAAACATCAATAGACACCGTTAGAAAGTCTGTTGACGGAACTAAAACGTTTGTTAAATGGGATGGACCAACTCCTGACTGTGTTGCTAACTTAGAGACTAAGGAAGGCCCGTACCTTTACAGTGAGATATTAGAAATACTAACCACACCGGAGTGGACTGACCCTAATCCAATGGGAATGGGAGGTGTTTAATGTATATCTACGTCACAACAAACATACAAAACGGAAAACAGTATGTTGGAAAATGTCACAAGCCTGTAAGTAAATCAAAATACTACTTAGGGTCCGGTATACTATTACGTCAGAGCTTGTACAACTACGGAAAAGAATTTTTTAAAAAGCAAATTTTAGAAGAAAATTTAACCTTAGATACTATTAATATTAGAGAGCAGTATTGGATCAATAAACTAGCTACAAAATCACCACATGGTTATAATTTAACAGATGGAGGAGAAGGACTAATAAACCCGTCAAGTGAGACTAGAGAAAAAATAGGACTCAAAAATAGAGGTATTAATTCCGGAAGGTATGGCAAAACAAACACAGAAGAACACAGAGAGTTAATCCGAAAATTAAATCGAGAGCGAGGACAATCCGAGGAAGCTAGAGAAAAAATACGTACTTTTAATTTAGGAAAAACACTTTCAGAAAAAACAAAAACAAAGATTCAAGCATACCAGGTAGGGAGAAAAAAATCACCTGAAACTAAGGCTTTGATGAAAAAAAATAATGCAAAAAGTATTGAAATTAAGCAGTTTAATCTTAATGGAAATCATATAGGCACATATACATCAATAAGAGAAGCTGTCAAAGAGACTGGGATTTCGTATCAAAAAATAAAAAGCTGCTTGACAGGCAAAATCGACAACATACAAGGATATCAATGGAAGGAGTTAAAAGATAAGTAGTATGGCATTTATTCACAGTCCTAAAATAGTTACGGACGGGCTAGTATTAGCTCTTGATGCCGGTAATGTCAAGTCCTACCCTGGATCAGGTACTACCTGGTTAGATAAGAGTGGGAGAGGTAACAATGGGACTTTAATTAATGGACCTACTTTTAATTCTGGAAATGGTGGTAGTATTGTTTTTGATGGGGTGGATGATTATTGTTTACTCCCTGTTGATATAGGGAATGGATACGCACAGATTACCTCAGAAATACTATTTGTTCCTTTAAATTTAACTACAAATAAAGATTGGAAATTTATAATAGCCTCTGGTGATAGTCTAACTTCATCCCCTGCAACTAGTGTATTTACAATGGGCTTCAACCAACTTACCTCTACTGTAAACATACCTTCTAATTTTCTAGGATTAAATTTGTGGTTCGGAGTAAACACAGGCCCTAATTCAACAAGAGTAAGAGCAATAGTCGACAATACCGCTTGGAGTGGTTACCTAAGTGGAGTTGCCGTATCCGTAAATCACCCTAATTTAACTGTAGGGACACCAATACATATAACCGGAGTTTATAATGGAGTAGATACAGTACTATACGTAAACGGAAGTTTATCAGCAACAAGCATCTCTCAACCCGATGGGGTTAATAGATCAACCACCGGAAATTTGATATTCGATACCTCCTCTAAATCAGTAGGAGGATCTGCTCTAGAGCTCCCCCGTAGTACTAACACACAAATATCAACTTTTAAAATTTACAACCGAGCCTTAACAGCTGACGAAGTCCTCCAAAACTTTAACGCCCTCCGAGGCAGATTCGGAATCTAAACTATGGCAACACGATACAATTATACCGGAGGAATAGTAACAAACGGACTAGTATTAAACCTAGATGCCGCCAAAACAGATTCATATCCCGGTACAGGTACTACATGGAGAGACATATCAGGAAATAATAACAACGGTACATTAACTAATGGACCTACATTTTCCGGGATTGGAAAACAGGCCAGTATTGTGTTTGATGGGGTGGATGATTATGTTAATACAGGTAAAACAGCAACACAATTAGGGTTTTATGATGCTAATTACACTATGGAAGCATGGGTTTATCCTACAAGTATAACAGGTGATAGAACTATGTTTGGAACAGACCAGCAAATTTTAAGACAAGGACTTCATTTAGTATTTAGGGATGGAAATATACGTCAAGGACATTATGCTTCTGATTTTCAAGCAGGAACTGTTACTGTAAATAACTGGTATCAAATTGTCTATACTTTTAATGCTTCAAATGGTGCTTGTCAAATATTTAAAAATAGTGTATCTCAAGGAACTGGAACTATTTCATCCTTTATAGGTACTACTAACGTTTTAATAGCAAGATGGGCAGGAGTTAGGTATTTTCAAGGCAATGGAAGTATTTATAGAATTTATAATAGAGTATTATCATCAACGGAAATCACCCAAAACTTTAACGCCCTAAGAGGCAGATACGGAATCTAAAACACTATGTCAGCATTCGGAGGACCAAATATAATAGATGACGGCTTGGTATTATACCTTGATGCCGGTAATAGAAAATCTTACCCGGGTTCGGGTACTACCTGGTTTGATAAATCCGGTAGAGGTAATAATGGAACTTTAACAAATGGACCTACTTTTAATACTGGGTCATTAGGGTCGGTTGTGTTTGATGGAGTGAATGATTTAGTTATATGTTCTGCTTCATTACAAAACGCAACTGCGTTTACTATAGGAATGTGGTTGTATAATACTGATACTAATATCAACTATGCTATGTCCCAACAGCCATTAGGTTCTGATGGATTTAGTGCTCATAATCAATATTCTGTAGAATCAGGTAAAAGTTTTTTTACAGTTTACGGGGTTGGAGCTAATGATTTTGATAATTATTATAATGTTACCCCCACTTTCACAACAGGAAGTTGGTTTTATCAAATATACCAGTGGGATTCTTCTCATACTATGAAAATGTTCTTAAACGGAGTTCAACAGTCGGGTACTTATGAATTTCTAGGAACTAGACCTACTTCAATATTAAATTCTTTTCCTTTTAGAATTGGATTAGGAGCAAGAAGTGGTGTTGGAACACTTTTTTATTTTAAAGGAAATATACCAATAACACAGGTATATAATAGAGTACTATCAGCCCAAGAAATCCTCCAAAACTACAACGCAACCAAAGGAAGGTTTAATTTATAATATTTATACGTAAATGGCAAACGCAGTAAATTATTTAGCTCAAATCCAAACCGGGCAAACCATCCAAGCAGTTCACGTAAATCAATTCGTAGATGCATTGTCAGGTTCTCAAGCATACGACTTAGTAACTTCCGGTTCTTATAGAATTATTGGTCCTTTATATGCAACAGCATCATGGGCAACTAATGCATTAAATGCTAATTCATCAAGCGCTGTTTATGTTGCCAGTAATGCTTCAACAGATATAAACTATAACTTAGTATTTAAGAATAGCGTTGGTGCTTTAAATGATTACTACCAATTAGCAACTGATGGAACAAACGGTCCATATTATAATCCATCAACCAACGTTTTAGGCGGGTTAGGAGGATTAACAGTTTCCGGGTCTATTGGCAGGTTTGTATCAATCACCGGTTCACTATCCGGTAGTGTAACAGGAAACGTTACAGGTACAGCAACCTCTGCATCTTATGCTGCTACTGCAAGTATTTCTGCTACCGCAACCGCTGCCGATCTAGTATCAAGTTACTACGTTCCGAGCGGATCAGCGGGATCTGTTGCTGGATTGTTAAAAATATTCGCAGGTGCAGGTAAGACTGGAGTAACTCCTCCATACACTAGCGTAGTTAGTGTAAATCCTCTTGATTTGACAGGTAAGACATTAAATCAAAACTTATTTTTAGGTATTGCAACCTCACAAACAGGATCAACAGTCAGCGTAACTTTAAGCAGTCCAACCACTATTACTTTTGAAAGCACCCTCGCAAGTACCGATTTCACCTTTGTAGCTACTTACATTTAAGTCTATACTATTTATTAGTATATGGCTAACGCTCAAATCTGGCCCGGTTCCTCATCTTTCTTCCCCGGAGATACTCCTTTCGGTTTTTACGACTATGACTATCAGTTTCAAACAGATGCTGATAAAGTATCGGATTTCTGTGCAAGGAGATTAGGATTCCCACTAGTTGATGTTGAATTACAGCCCGGAAGCTTTTATACAGCATTTGAAGAAGCAGTAACAACCTACGGAAATGAAATCTATGCTTTTAAAGTAAGGCAAGATTTTCTTTCAATGGAGGGAGCTTCAACCGGTTCTAACTTAAATAATGCAGTTATTCAACCAAACTTCGGAGCTATTGTTAGAATGTCTAATCAATACGGAGAAGAAGCAGGAGTAGGTGGAACCGTTTCCTGGCATACAGGCTCTTTTTACACTAAAGCCGGCCAGCAGGATTACGACATGAATGCATGGGCTGCTGCTTCTGCATCATTAGCAGCCGGCGACACAATCGAGATTAAAAGGGTATTCTACGAATCACCCCCGGCCATCGTTCGTTACTTTGATCCTTATGCAGGAACAGGAACGGGTATGATGAACCTCTTAGATACATTCGGATGGGGTAACTACTCCCCGGCAATCAACTTCCTTCTGATGCCAATCAATTACGATCTTCAGAAGATACAGGCTATTGAGTTTAACGATCAAATCAGAAAGTCTCAATACTCATTTGAATTAGTGAATAACAGATTAAGGCTTTTCCCAATCCCAACCGTGGATGAAGGTAGAATGTTTTTTGAATATATTAAAAACTCAGAAAGAAACAATCCAGTGATGGCAAATTCGTCAGGATTAGTTTCAAACGTTTCCAATGTTCCTTATGCTAATCCAAAATACATTCAAATTAATTCTATTGGAAGACAGTGGATTTTTGAATATACTTTAGCATTAGCAAAAGAGATGCTCGGATACGTTAGAGGAAAGTACGGAACACTACCAATCCCGGGAGCCGAAGTTACTCTAAATTCAGCCGACCTAATCACAGCAGCTACCTCAGAAAAGAACTTGCTATTAGATAGATTAAGAGCTTACTTAGAAGAAACTTCAAGAGAGAAGCTACTTGAGAGAAGATCATTAGAAGCTGATTATAAACAAAAAGAATTAAACCTGGTTCCCCAACCAATATTCATAGGATAATGAAATTAAAAGACCTACTAAACGAAGTAACCTATTCAATGTACCAGAATTTAGTGTATGTTGAATTCTCTGATGAAACCAACGTTACTGATATCGCTCAGCTAATCAGAGGTCTACGTTATGTTACTGTTGTAAATAATAAAACAGATAAAGAGGATCTAAACCCAAGAGGATTACTTCAATTAAAAGTAGTTACCTTAAAACCCGGGCAGGAAACTTTTGAATTAATTAAAAATGAGGCATTAAAAACTATCCCTACTTTAAAAAAATTCAAATATAGTACCAAACAACTACAAAAAATTGAGGAGATCTAATTTTGGCATTATTCGGAAAATCCAGAGACGTCTTATTGATCAATAGTATCAACCGTGAGTTATTGCCCGACATCATAACTCAGCAGGTAGGTTATTATAAAGTGACCTTAGGAGCTTCTACAACCAATATGTACGGTGAAGCCACTGACAAATTTTTTAGTGAACCAGCTCTATTAAACTGTCTAGTGACTAGAGGAGATCAAGCCTGGTCGGCAGCTGACAGTTTCGGACCAGATTTAAATAGAACAGTTTCATTTGCATTCTTTTTAGAAGACTTAAAAGACCTTCAGATACTTCCAGAAGTTGGAGACGTTATTTTTTGGTATGAAAACTATTATGAAGTAGATGGGGTAGTTGATAACCAGTACTTTGTAGGAAAGATACCGGAATACTCGTATTCTGAAGGGCTGAATCAATTCGGATCATCAATCAGTATCGTTTGTTCAACTCACCTTGAACCTGCAGACAAACTAGGTATAACCAAAGAAAGAATGTAATGGCAGACAAGATTAGAAAACCGGTACCAAAGAATCAAAGGGAAATTTCTATCTCCCAACAGACTCCATTATTGGATAACCCAAATGATGCAGTAGTACCGTTACCGGTATTTGCAAATCAGAATAATCCAGCAACAGCTAAGACCTACCGTGCAGAACAGATCTCAGCAAAAGGAGATACGTCAAAAGAATACACTGTCGGAATCGGAGATATAGACGAGACTATTGCTTACTACTTCGATAACGTAATTAAACCGCAAGTATACCAGAACGGAACTACGATTTCAGTACCAATTGTTTATGGAAATCCTGAAAGATGGAAAGCAGTCCAGAAAGACGGTTACTATAGAGATAAAAATGATAAGATTATGTGCCCTATCATTATGTTTAAAAGAACATCTTTAGACAAATCTTACGTAGTTGGAAATAAGTTAGATGCAAATAATCCAAGTAATTATGCAGTTGCAGGTAAAACTTACCAAAAGGGTAATGCATACTCAAATTTTGACTTATTAAATAACAGAAAACCTGTAACTGCCTACCAAGCAGTGGTTATTCCGGATTATGTTACTTTGAATTATGAATGCGTTATCTGGACTTACTATGTAGAGCAGATGAACTCAATCGTGGAAGGAATCAACTACTCATCAGATTCTTATTGGGGAGATCCTAATAGATTTAAATTCCGTGCAAGAATAGATTCTTTTACTGACAACACGACAGTGAATCAAGGAGAGGAAAGACTAATTAAAACAACTTTCAATATTAAGATGTATGGTTATATAATACCCGCCGTAATTAACAAAGAATTAGTGTCAACTAAGAAGTTTTTCTCCAAAGGCAGAGTAAATTTCACTACCGAAGTGGTAAGTGATATCAACGACATTCAATAACTTTTTGAAGGTCTATTTGCTATTTATATTAGAACTATCTAACAAACTAAAATAAAATGGCAGAAACTTTATTATCACCTGGTGTTTTAGCAAGAGAAAACGATCAGTCGTTCTTGACCGCCCAGCCTATTCAGGCCGGAGCAGCCATCTTAGGACCTACAGCAAAAGGCCCTACAGTACCGACTGTTGTGACTACTTACTCAGACTATCAGAACAAATTTGGAACCTTAATTCAATCAGGTTCAGACTTTTATACCTATTTTACCTCAATAGCAGCTTATAATTACTTCCAGAACGGCGGTGATTCTTTGCTGGTAGGTAGAGTTACAAACGGTACTTATACAGCCGCTTCATCTTCAACAGTAACTACCGGATCAGGTGGACCTACTACAGGTCTATCTCCTTTTGTATTAGAGACTTTATCTAAAGGAACTATTACGAACACCGGAACTACTGAATTGACAGGTGGTGCACTAGCAACAGGTTCTTCTGATAACATCAGATGGGAAATTGTTTCTCCTAACACATCGTCAGGAACTTTCTCTCTGTTAATCAGAAAAGGTGATGATACTAATAACTCTAAGGTTGTTTTAGAAACATGGACTAACTTATCTTTAGATCCTAAAGCTTCTAACTACATTTCAAGAGTGATCGGTGATCAAACTCAAAACATTGCAACCGACGGTTCAACTTACTACATCCAAACTTCTGGTTCTTATAATAATGCTTCTGCTTACGTAAGAGTGAAGTCTGTTAGCTACCAAACTCCAAACTACTTCGACAACAACGGAACTGCTAAGGCTCAATTTACCGGATCTATTCCAACTGCTTGTTCAGGTACATTCAACGGTGCAGTAGGTACTCCTTTCACAGAAAGAACTGCTAAATTCTACGATCAGGCTGGTCTAACCAACGGTGCAGATTCTCAAGGTGTTACAGGTAGTGATTACACAGTAATGTTAAACTTACTTGCCAACGCTGATGAATACCAATATAACGTAATTTCAGTACCAGGTTTGAATAGAATCAGTGCTGCTTCTCAAATTTCTACATTAGTATCAAATGCACAGAACAGAGGTGATAATATCGCAGTAGTTGATATGGTTCCTTACGGAAGCAGTTTAACTTCAGTAACCGGCCAAGCTCTAGCAATGGATACCTCATACGGTGCAACTTACTGGCCTTGGGTACAGACTGCTGATCCCGATTCAGGAAATGCTGTATGGGCTCCTGCTTCTACTTTGATTCCTGCAGTATATGCATTTAACGATAACTCAACTGAGGCTTGGTTTGCACCTGCTGGATTTAACAGAGGCGGATTATCTACAGTAGTAAGAGCAGAAAGAAAATTGACTCAAGGTGATAGAGATTCTTTATACCAAGGTAATGTTAACCCAATCGCTACTTTCCCTAACCAAGGTGTTGTAGTATTCGGACAAAAGACATTACAGAAAAAAGCATCTGCTTTAGATCGGGTAAACGTTAGAAGATTATTGATCACAGTTAAGGATTATATTTCTCAGATTGCTGACAACTTGGTATTCGAACAGAACACTATCGCAACTAGAAACAGCTTCTTATCTCAAGTGAATCCTTACTTGACTTCAGTACAGCAACGTCAAGGTCTTTATGCTTTCAAAGTAGTAATGGATGACTCTAACAACACAGCTGACGTAATCGACAGAAACCAGTTAGTAGGTCAGATTTACTTACAGCCCACCAAGACTGCGGAATTCATCTACTTAGACTTCAATTTAACACCTACAGGAGCTACATTCCCAGCTTAATAGATATTTATAACTGATAAACATAATATAACATGGCAGTATTAAATCCAAACGAAATCTTCTTCACCGCCTTTGAACCCAAAGTAGCGAATAGATTTATAATGTATGTGGATGGTATTCCTTCATACTTCATTAAAGGTGTAACCGGAATTGAAGTTACTAGTGAGGAAATTACCTTAAACCACATCAACGTATACAGAAAAGTAAAAGGAAAATCTAAATGGTCTGATATTTCAATGACCCTTTACGATCCCATTACTCCTTCTGGTGCTCAAGCCGTAATGGAGTGGGTACGTCTTCACCACGAATCAGTAACCGGTCGTGATGGTTATAGTGACTTCTACAAAAAAGATTTAACTATCGACATCTTAGGTCCTGTAGGTGATATCGTTTCAGAATGGATTATCAAAGGAGCATTCATTAAGTCTGCTAAATTTGCCGATCTAAACTGGGATACTGATGCAGAAGCACAGAACATCACTTTAAACATCGGAATGGATTATTGTGTCCTAAACTTTTGATGCAGTCTTAAACTTCTACTTTACCTTATATAAAGAGCCCTCCTATTTATTAGAGAGGGCTTTTTTATTACATGAAACTCATAGATCTATTAAACGAACTAGTTATGCCGCCGGCCTTAAAAGCCAAACAATACGAATTGGAGAAAGACGGCTATACAAAAATAGGAGGTGGAGATAATGGCATTGTAATGGAAAAAGGATCCGACGTAAAGAAGCTTACTACGGATGTTGATGAGCTAGAACACGCTGAGAAACTGTTAAACCATTCTTTCTCGTGCATTATCCCTATCTACAAAGTAGAGAGACTGGCCGGAGGCAGATCTGGTGTAATTGATATGACAAATGCCGAGCAGTTAGCACCTCAAGAAGCAGAAGAAATTGCAGTTAATGGAACTAAGGCAGAAGATTTTTTAGTATACGACGAAGAATTAGATCCTGAATTATCCGATAAGTTAAAGCAATTCTTGGTTAGCCTTAAAGAAGCATTCAAAAAAGCAGGCATTAACCCAGATGAAATCGATTGGTCACCTACCAACGTTATGAATTACAAAGGAAATTACGTTTTAGTTGACGTATAAACCTAATTCATATATATTTATAAGAGAATAGTTATAACAAACAAGTATATGTCAGAATTTAAAATGCCTACCGAAGTCATTGAACTTCCTTCTAAAGGTTTACTTTACCCAGAATCAAATCCATTATCCTCAGGTAAAATTGAGATGAAGTATATGACTGCAAAGGAAGAAGATATTCTTACCAATCAGTCTTACATTCAAAATGGAACAGTTTTAGATAAGTTGTTACAATCGTTAATTATCTCAAAAATCGATTATAATGATTTATTGATTGGAGATAAAAACGCAGTTATGATTGCTTCTAGAATTTTAGGTTACGGAAGTGATTATAATATTGTTTACGGAGGAAAGAGCTACACAATTGACCTTAGTAAATTAGAGCATAAACCTTTTGACGAAACTACAATAACTAAAGGTATTAATGAATTTAAGTACAGTCTACCAACAACTGGAACAGATATCACTTTTAAGTTACTTACTCACGGAGATGAAATGACCATTAAAAGAGAACTTGATGGTCTCAAGAAGATCAACAAAGAAGCATCTCCAGAATTATCAACTAGATTAAAATACATAATCACATCAATTAACGGAAGCAGAGAAGCTAAAGTAATTAGAGATTTTGTAGATAATCACTTCCTTGCTCGAGATTCAAGAGCATTCAGAGAGTTTATTAAGACAATCCAACCAGACGTAGATCTAAACTATGAGCTAGAAAACGGAGAGTTTATCGATGTACCGATTAACCTGTCTTTTTTTTGGCCTGACGCCTGAGACTGTTAGTCAGGCAAGGATCAATTTGTTTTCCGAGATACATGATATAGTGTTTCACGGTCAGGGAGGGTATGACTATAATACAATCTACGACATGCCACTATGGTTACGGAGATTTACTTTCAATAAAATACAGGAATACTACACCAAACAAAATGAGCAGATGAAAACTGCTAACAAGAAAGGTGGGTCAACAACCCTAATGGATTCCTCCGGTAACACTAATAAAGCAGAAGCCATGAAAGCAAGTCCGGGTAAAGTTCAATACAAGTAATTAAACTATTTATACCTATAAGGTATGGCTGATTCTATTGATAAAAAAGTCGAACAGATTATTGAACGTCTTGGACAATCTAGAGACATCGTTGCGTATTTCCAGCAAATCGCACAGCTAACCTCTCTGTCTGCAGTAGATGCAAAAGCATTACAAGATGCATTAAAACAGGTTGCTAAAAGTTCAAAAGATGTTTTAGGTAACTTCGAAGATGCTTCTAAAGGAGTAAAATCCACTGTTCAAGCTCAAAAAGATCTTAATAAGAGTTTAAAAACTCAACAAAACTTAGGAGTTGAGATTAACAAGCAGTTAAAATCCCAAGGATTCACTCAGAAAGAAATTAAGACTATTCTTAATGGAACTGCAGACGAAAGAGAATACCTTTTAAAATTAGCTCAAAATGCATTAGATATAGATTTAGGTGCAATTACTGCAGCTATTGATGCTAATAAATACCAGGCAGAAAACGTTGAGCAGGGAAAAGACAATCTTAAAATTGCCCAAAACTACAATACAGCTCTAGGAATAACAGGAGGCTTAGTCGGAGGAGTAGGAGAAGGTCTTAAAAAGTTAGGATTCGACTTTGGTATTGTAAACGACGCCTTAACTGAAGCTAAGGAAAAGATGATCGATGTTGCCGAAGAAGTAACAAACGGCGGTCAAAAAGCTGCCGGCTTTGGAGGAAAAGTAAAGGTTATGGGAGCTGGATTGAAAAGTCTAGGTGGAAGTATTGCACAAGGACTTACAGATCCATTATTTTTAGCAGAACAGTTTGTTGATAAAATAATAGAAGTTGACGAAGGAGCAGGTAAACTTGCTAAAAACTTTGGTATATCTTACGATCAAGCATTAGGACTATCAGCAGAATTAACCAGTGCTGCAAATAGTAGCTACCTACTAAACGTTACATCTGCCGGTCAAGCAGAAGCATTTACTGAAATAAACAACAGGTACGGTACTTTTGCTAAAATAAGCGAAAAAACTCTAGAGACCCATCAGCAATTAAAAGATACTGTTGGATTATCCGCAGAAGCATTAGGTGCAATTGCAGATAGTAGTATACTAACCGGAAAAGAAACAGAGGATATAACTTCTGAATTCCTAGGACAAGCCAAGGCTTTAGCACTCCAGAACAACTTAGCATTAAACGAAAAAGAAATTCTAGAGAGTGTTAAGGATATTTCAAAAGCTACTTTAGTTTCATTACAAGGACAACCTCAAGCCTTAGCAAAAGCAGTAGTTCAAGCTAAAGCATTAGGAACAACAGTTGAAAAAGTTGCAGACATAAGCAATTCACTTTTGCAGTTCGAAGATTCAATTACTTCAGAACTTGAAGCAGAATTACTAATAGGAAAAGATCTTACTCTAGAAAAAGCAAGGCAGGCTGCTTTAAATGGAGATATTGCAACAGTCGCAGAAGAAATTGCAAAGCAAGTAGGCACAGCAGCTCAATTCGGAGAATATAACGTTCTCCAACAAGAAGCATTAGCAAAGGCTGTTGGAATGACTAGGGAAGACCTGGCAGCTTCGTTGGTAGAAAGGGAGGCTTTAACAAAATTAGCCGGAGTTGAGGGTGCAAGTGCTAAAGAAAGGTTTGACAACCTGGTAAAAGAAGTTGGAATGGAAGAAGCTAAGAAGAGACTCGGAGACGAATCTTTAGCTAACATGCTTGCTTCTCAGAACGTACAAGAGAAATTTAACGCCGGAATAACTAAGTTAGGTGATGTATTAACAGCTCTAGCAATACCCATACTGCAGATAGTATCTCCGTTAGTAGACTTAGTAAACTTTATATTACCTGCCATTAATACACTAATGACACCAATCTCAGAAGGATTCAGAGTTATGGGAGTTATGGTAGATTATATAGGAAGTGCTTGGAACTGGTTTGTCGATAAATTAGAACCTATCATGCCAGTGTTAAAAGGAATCGGTATTGCAATACTTGCAATATTGTCCCCCTTAATCGCCGCCGCCGGAATTGCTGCATTTATGGCAATGGCAGGTATACCAGTTATAGGACCAGTCTTAGCAGCCGCAGCTGCAGTAGGTGCTGTATCTTTTCTGACCTCTAAAATGACCGGGATAAAAATACAAGACGGTATGATAGCTCCAGACGGAGGGTTAATGGTCTCTGGCAAAAAAGGAACCTACCAATTAGATAAGAACGACACAGTAGTTGCCGGAACTGATTTAGGAGGAGGTGGAGGAAGATCTACCGGAATTGATATTGGACCTTTGGTAGCAGAGATGCAAAACGTTAGAGCAATCCTTCAGCAGATCTTAGCTAAGGAAGGATCAGTTTACATTGACTCTACTAAAGCCGGAACAGCCTTTGCAGTAGGTGCCTCTAAACTACAATAAGCAAATATTTATAATAAAGCAATAAACAATGGGACTTTTAGATAAACTACAAACTCAAGGATCTGTCTTAACTAATTTAGATGGATTAACCCCGACCGGCTATTATGATATTGGAGGTGTAACCAACTACCCCAAACAACTTGCCGGATCTCAATTAGACCTAGACGGTAAAAAACCAGTTGAATACGACCAGGTTACAAAATACCCCGCAGGTCTAGCTGCATCACAGCTCGACTTTGATGGTCAAACACCAAAAGTACCCGGAAAATATCCTTATTTAGATAATCTACCCAAATAATGGGATTAATCGACCTTAAAACTGATCTGAAGAGTTTAAAATACTCAAAGGACAGGATAGGTGGCGGATCAAGCAATCAACCGTTTGTCCGGAAACCTATACCTGATAACTTCAGTGCGGTCGGAAATACAGGAGGATTGGATGTTTTAACTAGAGGAGGATCATTAGTTTTTGAAAAAACAGCAGATGACGTTTCTAGATTAACTAAATTACTGTTAACAGCAAATACATTCCAAGGTCCTGCTTTTACCATCAAGCAGAATGTACTTTCAAGACAAAATGTTCAAACTCAGGCAAGTCCCAAAGCTTTAAATCAGGGCCCTTATCTTCCTACAAGTACAATTGCTCAAGCTGCAGTATCTGCAACAGGACTACATTTTAATACATTTGGTATTAATCCAATACCGGACTTACCGCAAAGCTTAACAACCTACTCTGATGTTGTCAATTCACAACAGCCCGACTCTAGTAACAGGTTAGTTAAACTTACAAATACCTTTGTTGATACTAAAACATTAGGTAACACTCTATTAAGTTATCCAGGAGGGCCTGGATCTATCTTAGGAGTAGGATTAACTAGAATTAAAACACCGGACAACCAGAGAACAGGTAGGAATAATAATAAAGCTAGTTACAAATACCCACAAAGATACGTTATTTTAAAAGATGCGACTCTACTAATAGGAGCTTCTAATAAAGCATTTGAAGCAGATAAAGTAGATGCAATTGTAGGGTTAAATCCAAGAACAGATAGCTTCTCTGCAATTTATGGAATAAACTACGTACAAGAATTACCGACGGCAGATTCAATTCGCATATATCAGTCAACAGATGGAACTGGTACTAAGAATGCAGTTGACTTAACTACTAACTCTAATTACGCAGTAGTAAGCAACTTGACCGGTTCTTTATACATTCCAGTAACAGGTAGTGAAAGCAATTCAGGTAAAATACCAAATGCTTTTAAAAGAGTATCTCAACCAACACTTACAGCTGATCAAGATAACGTTGCTAATCTAGACAACTTACAAGCTTATACTTATACTGCCGATGAACTAAAGACAGCACCTTCTTATAGAGTAGACTCAAGACTTACTGATTTTAGAAAGACTTTAAGAACAAGCTTAAAAGGAACTACATTAGCTAACGGAAAATTAAACGGAGCTCTAATCGATGCACCGGACTACTCTACTACAAATATTGAACAGAGAGTTCATTTAGGAAACCCAGCTGACCCGCTTAGAGACTTAAGCAGCTATACTGCCGGTACCGGATTAGGAGCAGTAGATAAAATTAACGCACTTCCTTTATACAAATCAAACAAAGTAGCTGACGATAGCACATTACCAGTTAATGACTTAGTTAAATTCAGAATTGCAATAGTCGGAACAGATGGTCAAAAGGTATTTATCCACTTTAGAGCATTTCTAGATAGCGTTTCAGATAACTACTCAGCCGACTGGCAATCTCACAAGTATGTTGGTAGAGGAGAGAATTTTTATACTTACGGTGGCTTTGATAGAAAAATGTCACTATCTTGGACAGTGTACGCTCAATC